GTTTTGAAGAATACATCACACTTGGTAACGAATACACCACTTGCTTCATCAATTAAGAATGATTGTGCAAGAGGATCGTACCATCCAACATATATGTCTTCCTGACTTGTAACAGAACTTGTGCTACCAATAAGTTGAGTTCCTAAAGACTCATTAACATGTTTTTCTTGGAATTCTTGTTTTTGTTCAATTCTTGCATTTCTAATAGAAAGAATTTCTTCTTGTATTGTTTCTAATGTACCAGAAGCAGTATATGCCTCATCAGAAATTGTAGACGCTGCATCAGCATCATTTGTTGATTCATCTGTAAGAGTTAATAACTTCGTACCAGTTTCAAATCTTGGATGAGTAGCAACATTTGGATTTGGTATATAGAAACTACCAATACAAACTGCTGATATATCAGATAGAAGTCTCACTCTTGTTATTTTTGCCTCTGCACCTGAACTTTGTCCAGTAAGTGTCATCCCTTCTTCTACCCAACCATAAAAATCACCAGTTGCTTGATCAGCTAGAGAATAAGTATCAACATTTAAGATTGTTGAAGTTGAAGAATATACTCCTGATAATGGTTGGTTTGTATAAGGATTATCTGTAAATGTTTTTGTTGGAACATTATACGCACCTTTTTTATGATTTAATTGAGCAGTTCTGAATACTATTTCAGCATTAACTCCAGGAATTGTTTCCTGACCAGCACCTGTGTTAATACTAATTCCTTTAACCGTCTCTCCCACTTGGAAAGAACCAGTTGTCATTTCAATTTCTATTAATTTTGGAACACAATACTTGGTTACATTTTCCCCATCAAAGAATGCATATAGTTGTGTAAGTGGTTTAACTCTTTCACTAACAAATTCAATATTTCTGGATCTCATATAAGGAA